GTCGAGCCTGACCCGGGCAAGGCGCTGGACCTGATGGCGAAGCTGGCCGAGTACGCCGCTCCGAAGCTCGCTCGCACAGAGCATACCGGGGCGGATGGCGGGGCAATCGAGACGGTCAGCCGCATTGAACTGGCGCCGCTGACCAAGTGAGCACCGTTCGTATCAGCATCCCCGAGAAGCTGATTCTGGTATTCGAGGGGCGCGCGGACGTTCGCGGAGCCCGAGGGGGCAGAGGAAGCGCTAAGACTCGCAGCTTTGCCCTCATGGCTGCAGTGCAGGGCTACATACACGGGAACGCTGGCACAACGGGGATCATCCTCTGTGCCAGGCAGTTCATGAATTCGCTGGAAGACTCTTCGCTTGAAGAGGTGAAGCGTGCCATCGAGAGTGAGCCGTGGTTGCTGGCTTACTACGAGATCGGCGACAAGTACATCAAGAGCAAGGATGACCGAATCCACTTCGCCTTTGCTGGCTTGGATCGGAACATCGCAAGCATCAAGTCCAAAGGACGGATCTTGCTGTGCTGGGTGGATGAGGCCGAGCCGGTGTCAGATGAGGCGTTCACCACGCTCATTCCGACGCTGCGTGAGGAAGATACGGATTGGAACGCCGAGCTTTGGCTGACTTGGAACCCGAAGCGCAAGGCGGCGGCGGTGGAAAAGCGGTATCGCGACTCCAAAGACCCGCTGGTGAAGATCGTAGAGCTCAACTGGCGCGACAACCCGAAGTTCCCCGCCAAGCTCGAACGAGACAGGCAGCGTGACCTGGTGCAACGACCAGACCAGTACGAGCACATCTGGGAGGGCGCCTACGCCTCGGTGGTGGAGGGCGCTTACTTCGCCTCGCATCTGACCAAGGCCAAGGCTGATGGACGCATAGGGAGAGTTCCTGCCGATCCGCTGATGACGCTGCGAGTGTTCGTGGACATCGGCGGGACAGGCGCGAGGGCTGACGCATTCACCATGTGGGTAGCGCAGTTCATCGGCCTTGAGGTTCGGGTGCTGGACTACTACGAAGCGGTTGGGCAGCCCATCGGGACGCATCTGGAGTGGCTTCGTGCCCGGGGCTATCCCCCAGAGAAGGCGCAGATCTGGTTGCCGCACGATGGCTCGACGCAAGACAAGGTGTTTGACGTGTCGTACGAGTCGGCCTTGCAGAAGGCGGGCTACACGGTCACGGTTGTGCCGAATCAGGGCAAAGGCGCTGCATCGCAACGCATCGAGGCGGCGCGCAACCTGTTCCCCTCGGTCTGGTTCAACGAAGACACGACGCAGGCCGGGCGAGACGCACTCGGCTGGTATCACGAGAAGAAAGACGAGATCCGTGGCATCGGCCTCGGACCCGAGCATGACTGGGCGAGCCACGGTGCGGATGCATATGGGCTCATGTGCGTGGTGTACGAGCCTCCGAAGGCATACGCGCCGCTGAATTACCCGTACTTGGGAAGCAGATAACCACCATTTAAGGCATCGCTGCGAAGCGCCCCTACTCATGAGCAAACCAACCATCACCATTGAACAGCTGAAGCAAATCGTGAGCTATACGCCTGAAACCGGCGTGTTCGTATGGCTGCAAGATATGGGCGCACGCGCTAAGGCCGGTGGCGTTGCTGGCGCAAAGGATGGCTGTGGCTACACCTCGATCAAGCTCTTCGGGAAGAGCTATCTCGCTCACCGGCTCGCGTGGCTCTATGTGCATGGCGAGTGGCCGAGGCAGCGCATCGATCACATCAGCGGCGACCGTCGCGACAACCGCATCGCTAATTTGCGTGACGTGTCGGCGTCTGTGAATTCGCAGAACCAGAAAAAGGCCCGCATTGACAACAGCACGGGCATGCTCGGCGTCAGTCGTCATCCCAAGGGGTTCGCGGCCATCATTGGTCTGAATGGGAATATCAAGAAATTGGGGGTCTTCGCTGAACCGCAGCAAGCCCATGCAGCGTACCTTGCAGCGAAGCGCCAGATGCACTCTGGCTGCACCATCTGATGAGCAAGCCTACGCCGCTCACCGACGACGCGCTCAAGGCGCTTGCCGATAACGAACTAAGGCAGGCGGTTGGGTATTTCGGGGGCAAGCTCGCAGATCAGCGCCGACGCGCCGAGGTGTATTTCCTCGGCGAGGCCAAGCTGGACCTCACCCCGCCCGAGATCGCAGGCCGCTCGACGTTCGTTGCTACGGTGGTGCGCAACACCATCATGTCGATGATGCCGCAGCTCATGGCCAAGTTCGTGGGCGATGACCAGGTGGTGGAGTTCGAGCCGGCGCAGCAGGGCGACGAAGAGAAGGCCCAGCAGTGCACGGACTACCTGAACTACCTGTTCATGAAGAAGAACAACGGGCACGCCATCTGCTCGACGTGGTTCAACGATGCCCTCTTGCAGAAGAACGGCATCATCAAGGTGTGGTGGGACACGCGCAGTGAAGAGAAGCGCGAGGAATACAAGGGCCTGACGCAGGTCGAGCTCGCACAGATCCTGGAAGACCCGGAAGTCGAGCCCATCGAGCAGACCAGCTACCCGGACGAGGAAGACGCCAAGCAGCGCGAGGAAGCTGTTCAGCAGCTCACGATGCAGCTGCAGCAGGCCATGCAGGCTGCGCAGATGCCGCCGCAGGGTCAGCCGGGCCAGCCTCCGCAGCCCGGCCAGCCGCAGGGCAACCCGCAAGCAGCGCAGGCTGCACAGCAGATTGAGGCCAAGCTCGAGCAGATCGCTCAGGAACCGCCTGCCATGCTGTATGACGTGGCGTTCAAGCGCTCGCTGAAAGGTGGCAAGCTCGTCATCGACAACGTGCCACCCGAGGAATTCCTGATCTCGCGCGAGGCGAAGACCATCGCAACCGCTCGCATGGTGGGGCATCGTGTGGCGCGCACGATCTCGGAATTGCGCTCCATGGGCTTTCCTGGCGACAAGATCGACAACATCGGTTCAGACGACGCCGCGGCCTCACTGAACGCCGAGCGCATCGAGCGGTTGAGCTACGACGACGAGTTTGCAGCCATCGGCATCGAAGACACGGGCGACCAGTCGCAACGCCGTGTCTGGGTAAACGAGCTCTACCTGCGCTGCGACTTCGACGGCGACGGCATTGCCGAGCTCCGCAAGGTGACGATTGCAGGCAACGAACTGCTGGAGAACGAGGAGTGCGACGCCGCGCCGTTCATCTCGATCACGCCAGTCCCGATGCCGCACAAGTTCTTCGGGCTGTCCATTGCCGACCTGGCGATGGAGTCGCAGAAGATCATGACGAACACCATCCGTGCTCAGCAGGACAACATGTTCCTGCAGGTGAACGGGCGGTACTTCGCGGTTGACGGACAGGTGAATCTGGACGACCTACTGACCTCGCGGCCTGGCGGTATCGTGCGCATCAAGACGCCGAATGCAGTGGGCCGGCTCGACCAAGGGCAAGGCGACCTCCGTTCCACTGGCGAAATGATGCAGTGGCTTGAAATGGATCTGGAGCAGCGCACCGGCTGGACTCGCTACTCACAAGGCAACGACTCCAAGGCGCTCAATCAGACCGCCACGGGCGTCCAGATCATCACGAACAAGGGCGACATGCGCGTGGACCTGATCGCGCGCAACTTCGCTGAGGGGTTCGTAGAGCTCTTCCGCATGATGCTCAAGCTTCTGAGCCAGCATCAGGACAAGAAGGTTCAGGTTCGCATCGCCGGGAACTGGGTGGACATGGACCCGCGCGAGTGGCGCAACATGTTCGACGTGAATATCAATGTCGGCCTCGGCATCGGCTCCAAGGACGAGCAGATCCAGAAGCTCATGGCGATCTCGCAGCAGCAGGCGCAGGTGATGGCTATCGGCGCTTCGACGCCGAAGAACGTCTACAACCTGATGAGCGACATCGTGAAGCTCATGGGGCACAGGAACCCGGACGACTACTTCAACGACCCGCAGAAGAACCCGCCCCCACCGCGTCCTGACCCGGAAGAGGCCAAGATGAAGGGGCTGATCCAGATCGAGCAGATGAAGGCTCAGGTGGGCATGCAGGGCAAGCAGGCCGAACTGGAGGCCAATGCGCAGATTGAGCAAATGAAAGCTCAGTACCAGGCGCAAACGGCTGAAGCGCAGCGCAACTTCGACGGCCAGCTGGAGCAGATGCGCATGCAGATGCAGGCTGAGGTGGACAACAACCGCCAACGTTCCGAGGCCGAACAGCACGCGCTGAAGATCCAGAACGAGGCCCAACTTGCCGCGCTGAAGGCAGAGTATGCCGACGCGGCCCACCAGCGCGAAATGGCGTTCAAGTGGGAACTGGCACAGCTCGAGTCGGCCACGAAGATTCAGGTGGCGAACATCGGCAGCAAGGCGAAGCTGGATGACGCGGCTACGCAGGCATCGACCAACGAAATCGCCGCGGATGTGAAGCAATGACCCGTAAAATAGGCGAGCCCACAAAGCGCTACCAACGCGATGCGGGCTCTAACCAATCTGTAGATAGGACCTACGTCATGGCTGAGCCAAGTTTAACGGCTGCGCGTCTGCGCGAGCTTTTCCACTACGACCCGGAAACCGGGGTATTCACGCGCATTGTAAAAACCTCTCCTTTCACTAGGATCGGAGAACCTGCGGGTAGCACGGGGCATGTTTCAGGCTACGTGCATCTGAAGGTTGATAGGCGCATGTACAAAGCCCATCGACTCGCTGTGCTCTATATGACGGGCCAGTGGCCGACTGCCTGTGTAGACCACATTGATATGGTCAGAAGCAACAACCGTTGGGGCAACCTGCGTCAGGCCACCGCAGCAGAAAACAACCGGCATGTTCATGCTCGCTCTAACAACAAGAGTGGGTTCAAAGGCGTTTGCTGGCACAAACCTTCACAGCGGTATATGGCCCAAACCTCATTGAATGGCGTACACCACTATCTCGGGGTGTACGCAACACCGGAGGAAGCGAGCGCTGCCTATCAGCAATTCGCCGCCAAGCATTTCGGAGAGTTCAATGGCAACGCCTGAACAACGTATCTACGCTGCTGATCGTGCTCAAGAGGTTCTGGGCAACGAGGCTTTCCAGCAGGTTTTCGCCGATGTGAAACAGGAGATCACCGACCAATGGACAAAGTCACCCGCAAGGGACCAGGAAGGCCGCGAAAAGCTGTGGCTGATGCTGTCGCTCCTGAACAAGCTCGAAGTGACGCTGCAGGCGACGCTGGACTCCGGGAAGCTGGCGAAGCTGGACCTGGAGCACGAGAAGACGCTGATGGAACGCGCAAAGGGATTGGTTGGGCGGTGATGGTCCGCACGGTCCTGGAGCGTCATGGCCGCGATCACCAGATTGCCGCCGTTTTCCATCCCGACGCTGAAGGCGACGTGCTCGAAACAAAGCACGGCAACATTCGCGTTTGCAAGGGCGATTCGGCCTATCAATTGACCACCGGCGAGGTCATCAAAATCTAACCGTCGCTCACCCGGTATGGATGGCCCTCGGGTCTTTCAGGTGAGCAGCCCAGCGCAGTGATGCGTCGGCAAAGGAGAAACAGTGGACACGTCTTCGACACCCACCGCAGAAGGTAGTTTGGACCTTAACCAAGCAGGTGCAGCATTCGCCTCGTTGCTGGACACTTCCCCAGAGCCTGAAAAGGAAAAAGAGGATCTTCCGACGCAGGAAGCAGAGCAGGAACTCCCCGCCGAGCCGAACGCACAGGAAGAGGGCGACGACGCCCAAGAGTCTGACGCAGACGCCGATGAGACTGTCACCGTCCTTGTTGACGGCAAGCCGGTCGAATTGACGAAAGCGCAGATTGCCGAGGCCCACAAGAGCGGCCTCCGTCAGGCGGACTACACGAAGAAGACGACCGAATTGGCCGAGCAGCGTAAAGCCGCCGAAGCCGAGGTGTCGAAAGCTCGTGAAGAACGCAACCAGTACATGCAAGGGCTCCAACGGGCTCAGGCGGTGCTGGAAACTCAGCTGCAAGAGCAGCAACAAATCGATTGGCCAGCGCTCCTGGAGTCTGACCCGGTTGAGTACCTGAAGCAGCAGCACCTCGCGCAAACGAGACAAGCACAGCTGCAGCAGACGTACCAACAGCGGCAGCAACTGGAAGCGACAGCCAAAGCCGAACACGATTCAGCTCTGAAGGCCCACGCCGAGAGTCAGCGAGACGAACTCATCGCCAAGATTCCCGAGTGGAAAGACCCAGAGAAGATGAAGGCCGGCGCAACTGAGCTGCGGGAGTACCTGAAAACCCAGGGCCTCACAGAGCAGGAGATCTATTCCGTGATCGACCATCGCGCCATTGTCCAGTCGTACAAAGCAATGAAGTACGACCAGATGATGGCCAAGGCAAAAGCTGCCGCCAAGAAGATCGACAACACGCCCCAGCGCGTGCTGCGTCCGACAGGTGGCGAATCCAACCAATTGGACCGCCGCACGGCTTCGTATCAGAAGCTGCAGAAGACGGGCCGAGTGGAAGATGCCGCTGGCGCGATTGCATCCCTTCTTTCTTAACGTCGAGAGACGCTGGAGCCAAACATGGGCGCACCTACCAATACCTTCCTCACGACCGCCGCCATCGGCAACCGTGAAGACCTGTCCGACATCATCTATCGGATCGCTCCGACCGACACGCCCGTTCTGAGCATGTCCGGCAAGAACAAGGCCGAAGCGACCCTGCACGAGTGGCAGACCCAAGACCTCGCAACGGCAGCCGCCAATGCCCAGGTCGAAGGCGACGACGCAGTTGCTGTGGCTGTGACGCCTACCGTTCGCCTGTCGAACCGCCTGCAGATCTCGTCCAAGACCGTCTCGGTTGCGGGCTCGCAGCAAGCCGTCAACTCGGCGGGCCGCAAGAACGAGATGGCCTATCAGGTCGGCCTGAAGTCGCTCGAACTGAAGCGAGACATGGAGTTCGCGCTGACGCAAAACAACGTCACGGCCACGTCGCCGCGGCAACTGCGGGGCCTGCTCGGCTGGGTGGTGGACAACACCTCCAAGGACGCCGGCACCACGCTCGCCAGCTACACCGGCAACACCGCGCAGACGGACGGCTCGACCCGTGCGTTCACCGAAGCGCAAGTGAAGTCTGTTCTGCAGCTGCAGTTCACCGCTGGCGGCAAGCCGGACACCATCATGCTCCCGCCCGCTGCGAAGCAGACCTTCTCGACCTTCACCGGCAATGCCACGCGGATGGACAAGTCGGAAGACCAGAAGCTCTACGCTGCGGTGGACGTGTACGTGTCGGACTTCGGCGAGATCAAAGCCGTTCCGAACCGCTTCCAGCGCGCTCGCGACGTTTTCATCCTCCAGATGGACATGCTGGCCGTCTCGTACCTGCGCCCGTTCATGACCAATGACCTGGCGAAGACCGGCGACGCTGACCGCAAGCAAGTGCTCGTGGAGTACACGCTGGAAGTGAAGGCTCCGAAGGCCCACGGCGCGGTCTACGACATCGCCTAAACCAATGGGGAGGGCTTCGGCTCTCCCCGATCAAGGAGCACAACATGGGCACGAATTTTCGACAACGAGATGATGGCGGCATCGGCATCGTCACAGACAGCACCGCGGAAGAGGTCGCCAGCTTCGGTGGCATCTATCGAGGCCTCAAGGTCGCCAAGGTGGCGCTTGCGGGTGTGGCTGCAACGACTGGCGGCGCGCTGTTCTCTTGGGCAAACCCAGAAGGGCAGTCGATCATCATCGACCGGCTGCAACTGGACATCACCACGAAATCGACCGGCGCTGCTGCCGGCGACTTCGGCGTGGCGGCTAACGGGACGACGACCAGCGACATCCTGATCGACGGCTACGCGCTCGGCGGCACGGAAAAGGTCGTGGACACGGCACTTGCCGCGGACCTCGGCACGAACGGCAAGCCGGTCCAGAAGATGACCTCTTCGCAGTTCATCACTGGCACGGGCTCGGCGACGACTGCCGGCCTCGTTGGCAGCGTCTTCATCCACTACCACCTCGCCTAACGGCACGGGGCTTCGGCCCCATTCATTCCCCCTAACGCTGCGAAGCGCTGGAGTTCTCATGGACTACATCACCGTCACCGTCACTGGTGTCAGCATCACAACGGGCGCAGCCTCGTCTGGTGGCGCACTCCCCAATGCATCGAGCGGTGAAGTGCCCCGCTATGTCCGTATCGCCGCTAGCGCTGCTGCCTGCGTGCGCATTGGTGTAGGTGCGCAAACGGCGGTTGCGACCGACCTTCTGGTTCAGCCTGGCGACGCCGTAGTTCTCGCCGTTCCGCGTGGTTGCACGCACGTCGCTGCGATCCAGCTATCTGCTGCTGGTGTCGTCATCGTCTCGCCCGTCGAGGACTGCTAAATGATTCAGACCGGCATCCAAGCTGATGAAGGACGCCTGATCGTCCGGCGCACGCAGGATTGCACGCCTATCGCCGAGCAGACCAAGTCCCTCCACAACGAGGGATACCACGGCTCGAGCGATTTCAAGCATGCCGGACGCATCCCGTTCATCTTCTTCGAGGACTACTGCAACAAGAACAACCTCACGTTCGCAGAAGTCATGTCGAACAAAGAGCACCTGAAGCGCATCCTGAACGACCCAGCACTGGCCCATTTCCGCGTGTGGAAAGGGAGGGTCTAAGTGGCGCTCACCAATTACACCGATCTGCTGGCATCGATTGCCGCATGGGCGAACAAAACCGACATGGGTGCGGTAATCCCCGACTTTGTGGCCATCGCCGAAAGCCGCATCGCACGCGATCTGCGCCTGCGTCAGCAAATCACCACCGGCACCCTCACCACGTCGATCTCCACCCGCGCCGTTGCTTTGCAAG